TATCAGCTACGAAGAAGCAACATTTATCAAAGAAACATTCATTGATACTTACAAGCTGAGAGAAATTACACTGATACCTGCTAAAACTACTGAGCTAACAGAATACGAAATTCAAGGCAATATTGCATTTGAAAGCGTGGATCAAATTGTTACTGGTCAGCTACGCAGTATCGACAGCAACCAATATAATCCAAACCTATTGTTAGACATTTATCGGAATTTATAATTGTACAACTTAGATCAAGTACGTGTAATCGAGATCGAAACAACCAATACTTGTAATGCCAGTTGTCCGCAATGCATGCGAACCAACGAAGAAACTCTCGCACCCACACAGTTTAACGATGACCTAGACTGGGATAAGATTCAATCTAACATACCCAAATCATTTTGGGCTCAGCTGGAAAGAATAAACTTTAATGGTACTAGCGGAGACAACATAAGTCATAATAATATACAGCACATAGTAAAACAAGTATCTGATATGGCACCACAGGCCAGGATTAGAGTTTGCACCAATGGTAGCTTACGCAGTTCTGCATGGTGGGCTAAATTTGGTGCGTTAACCAGAGACACTAACGTAGAAGTTGTATTTGGCATAGATGGACTAGCCGACACACATAGTTTATATCGTGTGGGAACCAATTGGGGTAAAATCATTGACAATGCGTCGGCATTTATTACTGCTGGCGGTCGTGCTGTTTGGCAAATGATCCTGTTTGATCATAATTTACACCAAGTCGAAGAATGCCGACAGCTGGCTAACAGCATGGGATTTGAAGAATTTTATTTGAGAAGTGAAAATCGTTTTCCCAGCGGCAAACAGGAACAAACAGTATTCTGGCGTGGTAAGCCAACACACAACATACGCTACCCAGATCCAGAAAAGGTATCACAGATTCTTAAAGAAGATGATGTCGTTAATGAATGGTCACAAGCACTAACAGCCTTAGACAGCAAAAAGAAAGTCAACTGCCATAGCATAGAAACTAAATGGATGGCTATATATGCTGATGGTACTGTATGGCCCTGCTGTTGGTTAATGGGCTGGCACAAAGCCACACACCTAGAGCAGTATAATTTAACCAACTATCACTTTAAGAAAGTCTTAGGTCTTGATTTTAATCAAATAAATCTCTATACTAACAAGTTAGAAGATATCGTTGCCGGCGACTTATGGCAAAAACGATATCCACAAAGTTTCGAAAAGGCACCTAACCCGGTGTGTATACAACAATGTTCAAAATAAAAGACTTAACAGTTAAAAATTTTATGAGCGTGGGCAATGCTACCCAAGCTGTCAACTTTAATCGCAAGGATTTAACTCTTGTGCTGGGCGAAAACCTAGACTTGGGTGGCGATGACAGTGGGGCACGTAACGGAACTGGTAAAACTACTATTATCAATGCCTTGAGCTATTCCTTGTACGGCAATGCTTTAACTAACATTAAAAAAGATAACTTAATCAACAAAACAAATCAAAAGAGTATGTTGGTTTGTATTGACTTCGAAAAAGACGGCATTGACTATAGAATTGAGCGTGGCCGTAAACCCAACATCATGAAATTCTTTGTTGCAGGTACAGAAAAAGAAATCACAGATGATGCACAAGGTGACAGTCGCGAGACCCAAGCAGAGATTGAACGCATGCTGGGAATGAGTCACGAAATGTTTAAACACATTGTGGCATTGAATACCTACACTGAGCCATTTTTAGCACTAAAGTCCAACGATCAACGTATTATGATTGAGCAGTTGTTGGGCATTACTTTGTTGAGCGAAAAAGCAGAAGCACTTAAAGAACAAGTTAAAGCTACCAAGGATGCTATCACCCAAGAAGAATTCCGTATCAAAGCTGTAGGTGATGCTAACAAGCGTATCGAAGAGCAAATTGAAGCGTTGAAGAAACGTCAGCGTTTGTGGACTGCTAAACATCAAGAAGATGTTACTAGATTGCAGACTGCACTGGACGAACTGCTTAAAATTGATATTGATGCAGAAATTGCCGCACACAAAGCACTGACAGAATACAATAAAAAACGCAAAGACATTGACGATATTACCAAGCACTTGCGTCGTGCTGAACAGGATCAATCACGCGAAGTTAAAAACATTGCCAAGCTAGAGCAGGATATTAAAGCACTGGAAGATCACAAGTGTCATGCTTGCGGACAGGAATTTCACGATACCAAACACGAACAGGTGTTGTCCGGTAAACAACAAGATTTAGATACAGCTATTGTTAATTTGGAAACGGCCACCGATGATGTTGCGGCATTCAGCGCCGCTTTAGTAGAGTTAGGCCAATTGGGTGAGTTTCCGCGAGTATTCTACGACAAAGAAGAAGATGCCATTCATCACCGTAGCAGTATTGCTAACCTACAGCAACAACTAGCAACCAAACAAACAGAAACAGATCCTTATGATGAACAGATTGCAGAAATGCAAACACAGGCTGTTGAAGAAATTAACTTTGATGTAATCAACGATTTAACTAATGTCAAGGACCACCAAGAGTTCTTATTAAAGTTATTAACCAACAAAGATTCGTTTATTCGTAAACGTATTATTGATCAGAATTTAAGTTATTTGAACGCCCGCTTGGGACAATACCTAGACCGTATTGGCTTACCACACACCGTTAAGTTCAACAATGATCTTAGCGTAAGCATTACAGAACTGGGTAGAGATTTAGACTTTGACAACTTGTCACGTGGAGAACGCAACCGCTTGATTTTATCATTGAGCTGGGCCTTCCGTGATGTATGGGAAAGTTTATATCAGCCTATCAACTTGTTGTTTATCGACGAGTTAGTTGACAGCGGTATGGATAGTTCAGGTGTTGAAAATGCACTGGCTATCCTGAAAAAGATGTCGCGTGACAGCAACAAGAGTGTTTGGCTAGTCTCGCACAAAGATGAACTTGCAGGTCGTGTTAATAATACCTTGCACGTTGTTAAGGAAAATGGATTTACAACCTACAACACCGACATTGACATTGTTTAACCTAGAAGAGATTCATGTTGAACTAAGCAGTAAGTGTACACTAAAATGTCCACGCTGTCCTCGCACGGAGTTAAAGCCCGAGCAACTCAACAGAGAAATTACTCTAGAAGAATTCAAAAGATCGTTTGATCCCGAAACACTGGCCAAAGTTAAAAAGATAGTGTTCTGCGGAGATGTAGGAGATCCTATATATGCCCGAGACTTTTTAGCCATCATCAAGTATATCAAAAGTAATACGTGGACCGCTGTAAGCATTGTTACCAATGGCAGTTACAAAGACGCCGAATGGTGGCAGGAACTTGGATTGATGTTGGATGCTAACGATAAAGTCACATTCAGTATAGATGGGTGGGATCAGGCCAGCAACGAACAGTACAGAGTCAACAGCAATTGGGACAGTATCATTGCCGGTGCCAAAGTATTACGTGCATCCAGTGTGTGCAACATGACATGGTCCTGCATATATTTTAGTTTTAACTATAAAAAGATTGCAGACATTTCTAAGATTGCACAGGATCTAGGATTCAATTCATTTGAAGCTGTGCGTAGCAGTAAGTTTGGATATCAGTACTTTGTTGATGGAGTCGATCCGTTGATGCCGGTTAAACAATATGTGTCAGAAGATCAGCAGTATCGCAAAGAGCATTTGTTTTTCAAGCCGCCTGTACTGGATATTAAATTAAAACAAATTAACGAGAACGCACATCCGTGGGCACGGTGTCTTAAGTGGACCAAAGAGCTGTTTATCAGTGTAGACGGACTTGTGTTTCCGTGTCCTTGGTTTAACAGTGGATATCAGGACAACGACTTTGTACAAAAGTATGCTGACCGATTAAGTATTAAAACTCGACCTTTAACGGAGATATTAAATGATCCACTGTGGGACGAGTTTATTACAAGAATAGAAACCATGCCATTGGAGGTATGTAAAATGAAGTGTCGTGACTGTGAAAAATAATAAAGTATATTGCCCTATCCCGTGGACCGAAGTACACATCAATGCCGATGGTACATACCATCCCTGTGGTGCCCAACCCAATCGTGTGTCTGGCACTGAGTTTGGTAGTCAGCACAATGTACATAACATGAGCATTCACAAGTGGATGCAGAGCATGTATCAACAACAAAACAGAATTAACAAGCTCAATAGTGTAGCCGATGACCTGTGCAACATGTGTTATCGCGAAGAGGAGCTAAACAAAAGCAGTAAACGCAAGCGTGAGCTAGACAAATTTACAGAAATACCTGTTAAATTTTTAAGCCCGTATACATTCGATTTGCCTGTTAGTTATCATATCAGCTTAGGCAACGAGTGTAATCTAGCCTGTAGGATGTGCGGTCCCACTTTTAGCAGTGCCAGTGCCGCAGAACAAAAACGCATAGGCATCTGGAACGGCCCAGTTAAACTAAATTGGACTGATGATCCTGCGGCATGGCAAATGGTTATTAATACCATGACTGCTACACCCGACCTGCAGGCAGTACACGTAATTGGTGGAGAGCCATTGATTAATGATCGCTTTGAGCGTATGGTAGATGCACTAATTGCGGCTAATTTAACCAATATCTACATAGGATTTACTACCAACGGCACATTCTTTGATCAAGGACTAGTAGAAAAACTCAATGTTTTCCGCCACGTAGACATAGGAATCAGCATAGAAACCGCTGATAAACTCAATGATTTTGTACGCACAGGCACGGATACTGCACAGGTACTAGAAAACATTAAATTGTTTCTAAAGCATCGCAAAGCCGGACATGTTTATGTTACAGTACGAACTGTGCCCAGTGCGTTAAGCGTACACAGCATAGACGGTTTATTTAAATGGTGCATTGAGCACGAAGTTGATGTTATGAGTAACATGTTATTTCGCCCCGAGCACCTAAGAATCAATAATTTACCAGAAAATATAAAACAAAGATTACTTGAAAAATTCTCATCATGGCAATATTCTACTAGAGATACCACAGGCACCAACGACAGAGACCCAACTTATTTTAGAGAACACATAGATCACGAGCTACGAGCCATTGTAAAAATGCTAGAACAGCCTGCAGATCCACAAATGACAGAAAAACTTTATGGCACACTAGAATCATGGCAATGGTTTAACGACGAGGATATAAGAAATTATTTCTTCATTGCATAACAGCATAACTAATAGTGCAATGACATGGTTATATCAAGGAAACATAGTTGAGCAGTTACCGGAAGATTGCGTGGGCTTTGTCTACGTAATCACCAACAACACCAATGGACGCAAGTATATTGGTAAAAAGCTAGCCAAATTTTCAAAAACCACGTACAAAACCGTTAAACTCAAAAATGGCAATAAGAAAAAGAAAAAAATTCGCAGTAAAATAGACAGTGACTGGCAAACTTATTATGGCTCCAACGAAGAACTAAACAAAGACGTACAAACACTAGGCACAGAAAATTTTACACGAGAAATACTTTTTTATTGCAAATCTAAGGCAGAATGTAGTTATATTGAGGCTCGTGAGCAATTCACAAACAAGGTATTAGAATCGGCTGATTACTACAACGGACATATACAAGTCCGTGTCCATGGCTCCCACATTAAAAACAAACTCTAATTATAC